TAATACCTGATAGTATTTGCGTTATAGGCGAGTCGGATAGCGAAGTAAGAGAAGATGCGCTACTAGGGCTAGGAACCAAATATAAAGCTATACTTACTACAAAACTATTTGATGAAGGTATTAGCTGTCATAGATTAGATACCTTATTCTTCACTTGCCCTAGTAATAACCCGGTTCAGTGGGAACAAAGAATTGGACGTATAGAAAGATTACACCCAGATAAACAATTCCCACTTATTGTAGATTTTTGGCTATCTGGCGGAATTGTAGCTAGACAGCAGCAGAATAGAATGCTTTGGTATATAAATCGTGGCTATAACATTCTTTAACTGGGATGAGATTCGTTTGAGAAGCAGGAACGACCTTGCCGCAATTCTGTGCTTGGCATATGCTCAAACAAAAGAGTATAATGAGTTATCAGCTAAAACGATTATGCAACGTTTAGTAATTCACCACGTGCCACCATCGTTATTTATGGATAAGCACTTTACTCAATATAAGCACTGTTTATACCCTAATTATAAAACTATTGAACCTCAAAGTTATTTTAAAAACAGTAGTTTTTTATTTATGAATTTACCGGCGAGAGATAAGGTAGTATATTTAAAAGCGTTATCAATGAGAAAAATTTCTGATAACAAACCTTATATACCTCTTAAGTACTTTCCAAATGTAAATCCTAATCATTTTCTAACTATTGAAAACGATAAGATATTTTTTAAACTAGAGTCCTCTTATTGAGGAAATACACCACTAAGAACTAACGTTCATTTAAGGAGAAACAACATGGTAGCTTGGAATCAGGCAAAAGGCAAACAAAGCAACGGTAATCAGCAAAAGCGAGAGATTGAGCGTATTTCTCTCGGGCTTGGTGATACCAAGATGCGTTTAATCGGCGATGTTATGCCACGCTATTGCTACTGGGTAGTCACTAAGGACGGAAAGAAAATGCCCGTTGAATGCCTACAATTTGACCGCGACACAGAAAGCTTTAATGCTAGCATTAAAGACCCATTTAAAGAAATCGACCCAGATGTCTATTCGGATAAACCACAATTTGCTTATGTGTGCAACGTTATAGACCGTAAAGATAACCGTGTAAAACTATTTGATTTGCGCTCAACTATCTATGCTCAAATCGTAGAATATGCACGTAACGAGGACTACGGTTCTCCTGCCGATGAAGAAAATGGTTATGACCTTACCATCAAAAAAGAGAAGACTGGACCTCTTCCACAAAACGTTAAATATACTATTATCCCAGCACGTTCTAGTAAAGCCCTAACTGAAGAAGAGCGCTCTATGGAGCTGTATGATTTGTCAAAAATCTTTAAGCGCCAAACTTATGAAGAGCAAAAGCAATGGCTCATTGATAATACCACTCTATTTGCCGGAGATGCTGGCGGAGAGTTTAAACCTGAGAATGTTGACGACTTAGCATGAAAAAACCTATATCAGCGCTAAAACCTGGCACTGATTCAGAAGCACCGAAGCCGAACAGTTTCGGTGCTTTTAAGTCAGTAGATAATGGTAAAGCAGAAATTGACTTGAACGTTCTACGTAAGTATAATGTATTTTTCGCTACTCCTTGCTACGGAGGAATGTTAACTGACCAGTACTTTCTGAGCATGTTTAAAGTAAGTCAAGCGTTGATGCAGTATGGAATCAACTTCAGAATTACTACTCTTCGTAATGAGAGTCTCATTACTCGTGCTAGAAACATACTAACAGCTATGTTTTTGGAAAGTGAGTGTACTCATCTTATGTTCATTGACTCCGACATTGAGTTTCAGCCAGAGGATGTAATTAGAGCTCTAGCATATGATAAGCCTATTATTGCTGGTGCATACCCTAAAAAAGCTCTGCCAATTCAGTATGCCATTAACTTTAAGTTTACTAATCCAGAAACCAGAGAAGTTCGCTCTGAAAACGGAATTGTTGAGGTGCTAGACGCCTCTACGGGGTTCTTCTTAATCAAGAGAGAGACTATTGAAAAAATGATAGCTGCGCATCCTGAGCTGCACTATCGTAATGATTCAAATATTGACCCTAAGTTTAATAAGTATTGCTACGCTCTGTTCGATACAATTTTAGACCCAGATGATAACAGATACTTATCAGAAGATTATACTTTCTGTCGTCGCTGGCAAAAACTAGGTGGCGAAATTTGGTTAGACCCTAATACTAAATTGAATCACGTAGGTAGTTATACTTTTGAAGGCGATGTTTCTCAGCTCATAAGCAATAGGTAAATAACTAAGGGGGCGGAAGGAATAACCTTACCGCCCCTTATGAAACTCCGTTTCAATAGCTAAATTTTAATAGGCAAAATAAGCCCACTCAACAAAAAGCAACTCCGTTGCTACGCTAAACAGTTGATACACGCAATACAACTCCGTTGTAGCGTTATCGAATAGCTGTGCTCTACTGTGCGGGCGTGTTCGCTAGCTGGTATTCACTGCATACAGTAATAATAGCACAGAAAATACTAGGAGTCCAACTCAATGATTCGAATTCTCAGTTCTGCAGACTGGCATGTTAACCTTCATCGTAAAAAGGTACCTTATCTTTGGCAACTAAACCGTTTTCAGTTAATGTTTGAGAAGTTTCGCGTTCTGGAACATAAGTGTGATGTTCACGTGATTGCAGGTGATTTGTTTGACAAGGAACCAGATACAGATGAAATCTGTCTTGTTCTTTCTTATTTAAACTCTGTGCAAATCCCAACACTCATTGTTCCAGGAAACCATGAGGCTACTACAAAAGGTCGTACATTCTGGGAGCATTTTAAGCTTGAAAACACTATCAATAATCCTAACGTACATATCTACGTTGAAAACGCTAACGAAGTCCATGCTGGACAACGTTTTTGTTTTTTCCCTTATGGTTCAGTTCAGACAAATAAGTTACCAGATTATTACGAAGACGCAATACTGGTTACTCATATTAGAGGTGAAGTACCTCCGCATATCACGGCAGAATATGACTTTGAAAAGATTCGTCCTTGGAAGCTTACCCTTCTTGGCGATTTACACTTTCGTCATAAGTATGCTGACTATAATGTTTACTACCCTGGCTCTCCGCTAAACACTACTTTTGACCGCGACGACAAACGCAAGTATGGCGTAGATATTATTGAGCTAGAATCTGTAGACAACTATAAGGTGCGTTTCCACGATTTAGACCTGCCAAAGCTAATTCGTCGCACAGTGCCTGTTGGTACAAAAATGATAGCTGACCCAATTCATCACATAGTGTATGAAGTAACTGGTACTATTGATGAACTAGCTAAAGTAGAAAAGTCTGAGCTGCTAGACAAAAAAATGGTAGACAAGCCTACTGGCGATTCAGTGCTTGATCTAAAAGACAAAACAGTGATTGAAGAGTTAGAAATCTATCTAGACCATATCAAGGTAGCTGAAAAAGATGCAGTGATTGCAGAGTACAAAAAGTTAGGAATACAATGAGCCATATTATATTAAAGCAACTTAGCTTCTCTAATATGTTTAGTTACGGAGCCGATAACACGATTGACTTGAATCGTAACCGTATAACGCAGCTTACGGCAGTAAACGGTAGCGGCAAAAGCTCAATAGCACTAATTCTGCAAGAACTACTATACAGCAAAAACATCAAGGGTATTAAAAAAGGCGATATACTCAACCGTTATATCAAAGATAAGAACTGGAACGGTGCTTTAGAGTTTGATGTAGATAATGACGCTTATCGTATTTCAGTAAAACGCTCTGGTGCTTCTACTAAAGTTGAGCTGTTCAAAAACGGTGTTGATATTTCAGAACATAAAGTAGTAGATACTTATAAAAAGATACAAGATATACTTGGTCTTGACTTTGAGATATTTAGTCAGATAACTTATCAATCATCTGTTGACTTGTTAGACTTTTTAAAAGCTACAGACACTAATCGCAAAAAGTTCTTAATCAACCTATTTAATCTAGAAAAATATATTGCTATTGGCGATAAGATTAAACTACGGACTAGCGAGCTAGACAAAGAAATAGTAAAGCTACAAGGCGAGCTAAAATCAGTTGACGATTTTTTGAACTCTGCAAGCATACCAGACTTGATATTTGAAAAGCCAGTTCCTGATATAGATAATAGCTTGGCTGTGCGTATTGCAGAAATAGACAAAGAGCTGGCCAATGTTAACGATACTTGCAAACGTATTGATAAAAACAATATGTATATTGCCGAAAGAGACTCTATACATTTTGATTTAGGTATGGTTGAGCCGACTCCTTTTGAGTATATGGATGCTTACCAAACACTTAAGCTAGACTTGGTTATGGTTCGTAATGAGATTGACCGTATTAAACGAGAAAAAGCTGAAGTAAAGATTAACGATAAGTGCTCTACTTGCGGGCAACCAATTGATAACTCACATCTGCTAAAAATACAAGCAGACTTAGAGCAGCTGCTAGAGCAAAAAACTCAAATCTACGAAACTGGAATGGCAAAAGCTCGTGAATGGAGTGCTGAGGTAGAGACTATTCAAATAGCACAAAAAGCTTATAAAAATAACCAAGACGCTATTCACCGGTTTGAGCAGCTTACACAGCTTATTGATAAGTCCATTCCTTCTGCCTACCCAGACCAACAAGCACTAATTGCTGAAAGGTCTGAATTAAAGGTAAAGTTTGATGAACAGAGTCGTGATTTAAAAGAAATCACTGAGTATAACAAGCGTGTTAGTGCTCATAACGCTAAAGTAGAGGCTCTAAAAGAGCAAAAATCTGATTTTACAATTAGACAAATGTCTATCAAAACGGATATACTTGATAAGTCGGCACAAGCTAATGCGTTGGGAATACTCAAAAAAGCGTTCAGCCCATCTGGTATTGTAGCCTTTAAGTTAGAAAACCTAACTAAAGAACTAGAGACTACAATCAATTATTACTTATCAGTTCTGAGTGATGGTCAATTTCAGATAGAGTTTTCGTTAGACAAAGAAAAGCTTAATATCAATGTTATTGACAATGGTATTAGTGCGCCCATTGAAACCATGTCTGGCGGAGAATTTAGCCGAATCCAAACATCTATACTATTAGCTATTCGTCATCTGCTATCTAAACTAGGAGGAAGCAGTATAAATCTTCTATTTCTAGATGAAATAACAGGTGTACTAGACGAAGAAGGTAAAGAAAAGCTTATAGAGGTACTTCAGAGAGAAACAGAATTGAATGTATTCTTGATTTCTCATGATTTTACCCACCCATTAATTGATAAAGTGTCGATTGTAAAAGACAATAACGTGAGCTCTATTCAAGGCTGAGGCTAACAATAGAGATTTTTATGCGTAAAAGGAGAACTAAATGATTACTATTGGTAAAAAACCTATTCAATTTCAATTCAAGAAAGATTATCGTGAAAAACTATTAAATACACCTGTTGATTGGGGTTATGGTGGTCTTTCCGCTTTCACATACTACCGCACGTATTCTCGAAAGAAAGCTAATGGCGCCCTAGAGACTTGGCAGGAATGTGTTCTTCGTGTAATTGAAGGGATGTTTTCTATCCTAAAAACCCACGCTATCACTTCAGAACATTCATGGAATGAAAAGCGCGCACACAAACTAGCAGAAGAAGCAGCAGAGCGCCTTCTTGCATTTAAATGGACACCACCAGGTCGTGGTCTGTGGATGATGGGTACTCCTTTCGTTTATGAAAAAGGCGGTGCTTGCTTAAACAACTGCGGTTTCGTATCAACTGAGAATATTGATGCCGAAATGTCTAAACCTTTTGCGTTCCTCATGGATATGAGCATGGTTGGTGTCGGTATCGGGTTCGATACTAAAGGAGCTGGTAAAGTAGCTTCTTACATTCCAGAAGGCGAGCCAGAAGTAATTGTTGTTGAGGATTCTCGTGAAGGATGGGTTGAGCTTATCTCTTGTTTAATTGACTCATATCTTGAAGAAGGTTCAGCGCCTGTTGTACCAGATGTGTCCCTGGTACGTGCTTATGGAGAACCAATTCACGGGTTTGGTGGCGTAGCTTCAGGCCCAGAGCCGCTAGTACAAGGATTCTACGGTATCAAAGATATTCTTGATAAGCGTGCATTAAGTGCGAATCCGCTGCTTACCAGTGTAGATATTACTGATATTATGAATATTATTGGTAAGATTGTTGTAGCTGGTAACGTTCGTCGTACCGCTGAGATTGCTTTTGGTGAACCAGACGACGAAGAGTTTGCTAATATGAAAAACTGGGAACAGTTTGGAGTAGAAACAGGCTCAGTAGCGCCTCAAGAACTAGAGCTAATTAACGCTGATGATTATGCTGAATACAATAACAACTGGGATTCACGTGCTGCTATTGCTCGTAAGTATGCAGATGAAGACTGGTCTTATAAGTTTGGCGGCTGGCGTTGGGCTTCTAATAACTCAATTTTTGCTCGTGTAGGAATGGATTATACAAATGTAGCTAAAAAAGTAGCTACAAATGGTGAACCAGGATTTGCTTGGCTAGAAACTATGCAAGCATATGGGCGCATGAAAGACCCAGCCGACCATAAAGACTATAGAGTTCGTGGCGGTAACCCATGCCTAGAGCAATCACTAGAGCCATATGAACTGTGCTGCTTAGTAGAATCTTTCCCAGCAAAACACGAAGACTATTGGGATTATCAGCGTACGCTAAAATTTGCTTATCTATACGCTAAAACGGTAACTCTAGTACCTACTCACTGGAGAGAAACTAATGACGTTATTAAACGTAACCGTCGTATTGGTACAAGCCAGAGCGGTATCCAAGAAGCTATCCTTAAGTTCGGTCGTAAGAAGTACTTGGACGAGTTCTGTGACCAAGCATATAACTATATTAATTACCTAGATAAGAAATATAGCGAATGGCTAGGTGTACCACTGTCCATCAAGAAAACTAGTGTTAAACCAAGCGGTACTGTATCACTAGTAGCAGGAGCTCTACCCGGTATTCACTACGCTAAAGCAGAGAGTTATTATAGACTTATTCGCGTAGCTAACACTTCCAACTTACTACCAATTCTTCGTGCCGCTAATTATCGCATTGAAGCGTCTATCACTGACCCGCTAAAAACTAGCGTAGTATACTTCCCTGTTGTACACGCTCCAGGTACTATTAGCGACAAAGATGTATCTATTTGGGAACAGTTTGTAAACGCAGTAGACCTTCAGCATTATTGGGCTGATAACCAAGTATCTATTACTATATCATTCCAACCACACGAAAAAGACCAAATTGCTCGTGCTCTGAGTTGTTTTGATAGTAGAC